ACCGCCCCCCCGTCAAATTTTTGTGTGGTCAAAAGTCCATAGGGGGGTATACCTCTAATATTTAATAATTTTTAAATTTTTGGAGGTCCTTATGTCTAACATGGGAAGACCTAAGAAGTCTTTGCAAGAAAAAATTTTAAGTGGTGGTCGTGTTCGCGAAGATCGCGACGAAGATGCACAAGTAGCGAATGCTGCGGTCGATCTTGGAATGCCCCCATGCCCTATGTGGTTGAGTAAAAAAGCCCGAAAACATTGGGACACATTAGGTCCTAAGTTGGTTCAAGCGGGGCTACTTAGTGTTGTTGATGGTGATGTGTTTATGTTGCATTGCGACAACATAGCAGCTTATGAAGAAGTACAGGAAAAACTACAAGATTTCGGGACATGGGTTTCCAAAACGCCAAATGGTTTTGAAGTGCAAGCAGCTTGGCTTCAAATCCGAAATAAGTTGCAGGAAATGATTATTAAAACTGCCCGTGAATTTGGATTGACTCCAGCTGCACGTTCAAATGTCAAAGTTAATAAACAACAGCAACTTGATTTACTTGGAGCGTCAGCTTCAACAGAAGAAGATGAGTTTTCTGGAATGTCTGTCAGATCAAGTTAAGTGAGAATTTATGCGCGATTATTTTAAAGTTGCGCTCCAGTATTGCCAAGACGTGCGCTCTGGAGTGCGCGTTGCAGGTCAGTTAGAAAAACTTGCAATCAAACGATTCTTATCAGATTTGGCAAGGTCGGGATTTAAATCTGACCAAGTCGATGAAGAGACTCTGAGCCTACTACAAAACATAAAATTCAAATCAAAACCTGATATTGATTTTGAGTATGAGCTGAGTTTAGAGCGTGTTACCCATGCATGTAAATTTGTTGAAGCTTGTCCACATGTTAAAGGGAAATTGGCTAAGGTTAAACCTGATGGTACTCGACATAAGCTGATCCTTGAACCATGGCAAATATTCTGCATGATGAATATTTTCGGCTGGGTAGATTCTGAAAATAAACGTCGTTTTTTATATGTCTATATTGAGGTCGCAAAGAAAAATGGAAAATCCACTTGGTTGGCTGCCGTTGCCTTGTATTTGGCGTTTATCGACGGTGACATGGGTGCTGAAGTTTATACCGCTGCGACTTCGCGTGATCAAGCAAAGATCGTATTTGAAGATGCAAAAAAAATGGTGGAATTCTCACCGAGAATGCGTTCGAACTTCGGTATTGAATTTTCGCTTTATTCTGTTTATCAGACAGAAACAAACAGTACACTTAAAGCGCTTTCACAAGATCGGGGCGGAACAAAAGACGGTTTGAATGTTCATGCGGCAATTATTGATGAGCTTCATGCTCATAAAACTGCTGATATGTATGACATTGTGGCAAATGGTGTAGCTGCGCGTGAAGAGCCTTTGATTTTAGCAATTACCACTGCTGGTGATGACACCACAACCAAGTGTTATCAAGAAAGGCAAGTTGTTGTTGATATTTTGCGTGGTAAAGCTATTCATGATCAGTATTTCGGAATGGTGTTCTGTTTAGATCGTGGTGACGATTGGCAAGATCCTAAAGTCTGGCCAAAGGCGAATCCAAACTATGGAATTTCAGTAACTGAAAAATACCTTCATTCTGTTTTTGAAAAAGTCAAAGTAAGTCCAAAGCAGGAAGGTATCACGCGACAGAAACATTTAAATGAATGGGTCGGGGCTGTCGATGGTTGGATTGCACCATCTATTTGGGAAAAGTGCTTATCTCCAGTGAAGTATCATGAGCTTGATGGGCAAATTCGTTTTGGCGGCTATGATTTGGCCAGTCGATTGGATTTGGCAAGCTGGGGTGAGTTGATTCCTCGATTTGAAGCTGATGGAAAAATTCATTGGTATGCATTTTCACATTCATACATTAATGAACATGTCATAGAGACTAAAACTGCAATTAATGGTGAAAAACGACCTGATGAATATCCAGTTTGGAGGGATAAAGGTCACTTAATTGCGACTCCTGGAGAATCTACTGATTACAAGCGAATCCAACGTGATATTGAAGATGCTCATATCAAAAATTCATTTTATGAGGTTGGGCATGATAGATACCATGCTGAACAACTAACAGCTAATCTTTTGGAAGAAGGAATAAATGTAGTTGAAATTCCTCAAGTTGCAGAACATTTAAGTCCTGCAATGCGATGGATAGAAGTTTTGTTGGCTGAAGGACGTTTTCATCATTCAGGTGATCCTGTTTTGACATGGTGCGCACTTAACGTAGTTGTAAAGCCTGATGGAAAAGAAAACATTTTCCCCCGTAAAGGTGGACCTGCAAAAAAAATCGATGCGATGGTAGGAATCATTAATGCAGCTGCACGTGCTAGGCATTGGGATGATGAATCAGTATTCGAGTTGGTGCCTGGTGAAGATGATGGAAATATTGATGATTGGCTGGATGACATGATTAAGGTAGCTAAGCGATGAGTAAAAAACGCGATAAAGCAAAAATTCGTGATAAAACAAATCGCGATAAGCTGAAAGTTCGGGGCACTGGACCAATGCAAGAAAGAACGGGGACGGCTATTTTAGATCGTCCCCGTTCTAGTTTTAAAACAGCTAAACCAGTGACATTTGATAGTGCAATGACATTAAGTGCTGTATTTGCTTGTATCAAAATTCTCGTTGAGTCAGTTGCAACATTACCTTTACAAATGTACCGATTAAATTCAGATGGGACACGGGAACTTGTCAAAGATCATGATGTGATAAGACTTTTGAACAATAAACCGAATCGTTATCAGACAAGTATCGAATTCAAAGAGCAAATGATGCTGAATTTAGTTGCTGGTAATGCTTACATGAAAAAGGATTATTCAGGAAGAAAACTTGTAAGTTTGCAAGTCATTAATTCAGGATCAATGGATTTTAAATTGGATGACCAAGGAAATCCGATTTTCAAAGCTCAAATAAATGGTCAATCCTTAGAATATTCTGAAAAGCAAATTTGGCACGTTAAATTGTTTGGCACTGGTTTATTGGGAATGTCACCAATAGCTTATGGTGCTTCATCAATCGGTGTAGGTTTAGCAGCCAGTGAAAAAACGACTCGATTAATGTCAAATGGTGCTAAACCTACTGGAGCATTGAAAACTGAGAAGTATCTCAAGAAAGAACAACGTCAAGCATTAAGAGATGAGTTAGATATTCTGATCAATGGTGATGATGGTGATTTAGCAGTACTTGAAGGCAACATGCAGTTTGAACAAATTAGCCTTACACCTGCTGATCTTGAATTAGTTCAAATTCGTAAATTATCTGTTGAAGATGCATGTCGTTATTTTGGTGTTCCACCGATTTTAGTTTATTTAACTGATAGTTCTACAGGTTGGGGCAGTGGTATCTATGAAATTAATGAAGCCTTTTCAAAATTTGGTTTACGTCCTTATTTGAAACGTATCGAAGAAAGTATGCGCATTCATTTACTGGACCGTACTGAGTGGGACAGCTATCAATTTGAATTTAAGACTAAGGACCTACTCAAAGCGAGTTATTTGCAACGTATTACTTCTAATAAAGATCGAATTTTGAGTGGTCAAAATACATTAAATGAAGTTCGTTTGGAAGAAGGTGATCCACCTGTTCCAGATGGAGATTTTTTACTTGTTCCAGTCAATATGACAACGGCTGAACGTATGAAAAAAGGAAACTACGGAGCGAAAATAGATGAACCAAATGCTTAAATTGCGTAATAAATTCGCACGAAACATTCCAAATGTTCAATGTCGACGTATGCCAATCACCGTTGATAATATGCGTTCAGTTGGAAAAAATGAATCTGGGAACGTGGTGATTAGTGGATATGCCGTTAAATGGGATTCTATTAATTATTATGGGGAAAAATTTGTAAAAGGCGCTTTTGCAGAATTTTGTTCTCGCTTTCAAGCAGGAACACAAAAGGCTCATGCATATTACAATCATGGTTGGCGAATGTGGTTTATTGATTCGTACATGGCTATGCGTGTAGGAAAATGGCTACGAATTGAAGAGGACGATACAGGTCTATTAGTTGAATTAGAATTCACAAAAGGTTTGCCAATGGCAGACTGGACGGCAGCAATGGTGTTGCATGGTACAGTTGATGGTTTTTCAATTGCTTTTTACCCACCTAAAGATAGCGATATTATAGACAAGGGAGCGTATGTCGAAATTACAAAAGCAGATATTTATGAAATCAGCGTTGTAGATGAGCCAGCTGATGATGCAGCACGTGTAATAAATGATGAAACAATCGACTCTCTGGAAACAGTGGATGATGCTGAGTCATTACTACGCTCTATTTTACCTGGTGGATATGGTGAAAAGCTTTTAGCAAGACTTGCAACTATTCAAGATTTTAAAGAAGTTCAGACACCTGAAAAAGATTCATTCGCATTTTTAGATGCACGATAAACCCTTTTAATCAAACAATGACCTGCTCTAAGCAGGTTTTTTTATGCCTGGAAAAATTATGACTATTTATCAACAAAACGAATTAACCCAAAACATCCGTGAAATGAGTCCATTCAAAGGACTATATACCCGTGATATTGATCAAGTAGCAGTTCAATTACGTGAACGTGTTACTCAGATGGATGCTCTTTTAACACGTTATCAAGGACAACTTGAATCTTTAGACAATCTTCCTTCTGATGTTCGTGAACAGCTTGAAGCACGTGCAAAAGAAGTTAAAGATTTAACAGGTCAGATTGAAGAAATTCAACAAAAAATGGTTGATGATGTTCAAAATCGTAATGTTGCCAATCCAGATCAACTTGTTTCAGCATTGATCCGAAATAAAGATGCGGTTGAATATGCAAAAATGATGCATGCACGTTCGGGTAATAAAAAGGATGCTGTTGTATTTGAAGGCTTAAATGCTCGGAATGTCATCACACTGGCGACCATGCCTGCAAATGCTACATTTGCTCAAAACGACATTCAAAATAGTGTTCGTGCTATGCCATTGTCGGTAATTGATTTAATCAATTGGGGTTCAACAACTGATCCGATTTCATATTATTTGCGTGAATCGACTTTTGAAATCATGGCTGATATTGCGCCTGAAAATACGGACAAAAAAGAATCCAATTTTACATTTGGTGTGACAACTTTAAATGTAGGCACAATTGCTCATTGGATTCGCACATCTAAGCAGGTTTTATCTGATATGCCTTTATTGGCAAATTATCTTGAAACACGAATGGCTTACGGTGTCCGTTATAAACTTGAATATTATGTGGTCAATGGTCATACACCAGCTCAAGGACAACAGAAGATTTTTAGTGGTTTGTTAGAAGCAGATAACTATGAAGAAATTGTTCCTGAAGATGCTGTAACGGCAATTGACTATTTGAATAAAGCAAAGTATCAAGCTGCTGCATCTTATATTTTGCCAGATTGTGTAATTTTGAACCCAGAAGATTGGGGGAAAATTGAACGTATCAAAGGCGAAGATGGACATTACGTATTTGGTTCACCAGGTGCAGTTTTACAACCTGTAATTTGGGGATTACCAGTTATTTTTGCAGCATCAATGCCAAAAGGTAAATTCTGGGTTGGTAATATCAAACTTGGTTTTGATGGTCAGATTCGTGAAGATGTTTCTATTACTGTATCTACAGAAGATGGCAATAACGTAACGAAAAACTTAGTCACCATCTTGGCTGAAATGCGTGCTTCAGGCGCAGTTGTTTTACCTGAAGCATGTGTGGCAGGTAACTTACCAGCAATTACTGGTGGCGGTACTGGCGGTACTGGCGGTGGTGAAGGTGGCGGTGCTTAATACCTAAATTTATTAAATTAAAAGCAGTCTTAGGACTGCTTTTTTTACCTCTTTTTATGTCAAAAAAAGGCTATTTTTATGAGTGACTTAATTACTTTAGAAATGACAAAAAAGCATTTGCGTGTGATACATGACCGTGACGATGCATATATTGAGTTATTGATAAAAGCAGCTACACAGAACGTACTGGATTTCATTGATTTTTCGGATTGGGATGCGGTTAAAGAAAAATATAAAGGTGCAATTCCTAAAAATTTATCAGTTGCTGCATTGTTGATTATCTCTGACATGTATCAGAACCGCGCATCTCAAACAGACGTTAATTTATATGTGAACCGTGCATGTGAAAACTTGATGTTTTCATCACGAAATATGGGGGTCTAAATGCAATCAGGTGATCTAGACCATCTTTTCGATGTTTATGAACAAACTGAAGAAAAAAATGCTGGTGGTCAAAAAAAACAAGTATGGAAAAAGATTGGTCAATTTTATGGTGGAGTACAACCGATCAGCACCAATTCATTTGTCCAGTCTAGCGTTCAAGGTTCAGCTTTAATTTGTAGGGTGGTTATGCGTCCAGATGATTTTCCAGAACTATCTGCAATTCATATTATCCAGGATGTAGACACAAAAGAAACTTATAAAATTTCAGGTGCATTACCAATCAATAAAGGCAAGAAAACCTTAATGTGTGCAGTGGGGAAATTATCAAATGGAATTTGACTTCAAGATTGAGGGGTTGTCAGATTTAACTGAGCAACTTGAAAGTCTTGAAAAGCTTGGTAAACAAAAACAACTCACACAAAATGCACTTTTTTACGCTTCCGAACCAATATTTGAAGAAATTAAGCGGAATGCACCAAAAGCTGAAAAAGCCTATTACAGATATTACCGTGGTTCAGCTAGAGCGAGATTAGCTGGACGACCTCAAAATACACGTAAGCTAAAAAGACCAGGCACACTTCGGAGAAATATTGCTCGAAAACGTATTCGAGTCAATGGCGGTGTTGCAGTGGGGATTTATATCAAATCTAAAGCATTTTATTACCGTTTTATAGAAAGGGGCACACCCACTTTTGCTGCTGTTCCTTTTGTACGTCCAGCATATGACAGGTACAAAGAAGTTGCTGTTGAACGTTTCAAAGATAAATACGGGACATATGTTAAGGCAGCATTCGAAAAAAGAATGATTGCACTAGAAGGAATAAATGATGTTAGCGAGTGAAATTATTTATTCGGTCCTTGCGCCATTGTTTAACGGTCAAATTGCACCAGCACCGCTTGCAATGGGGCAAAAGGTTGAAGGTACTTACATTACATACCAGGGCATTTCAGAAGAGGCATTGAATACAGTCAAAGAATGGACTGGCTATGAGCAACTTCGCGTACAAATCAATATTCACAATGCAGACAAGATTCAATGTGAATTGGATGCAAGGATCGTAAAACGTGCAATCAGCGAACAGAAATTATCATCTTGTTCATTATTGGGTGGTCAAGATGGAGGGTTTGATGATGAAACACAACTATATCAGCACCAAGTTGATATTTTAATCTGGCAAAATTAGGAGCATAACATGGCTGATAAGGCTTTAATTGATTCCCAGGGGATCACAATCTCATACAAATTACCGTCTGAACAAGCTTTTTCAGAATTGCTTGAAGTCACAGATAGTCCATTACCGACCAAAAAGCGTGAAGTTGATGACATTACAACAGTGAAGTCAACTCACAAAGAAACAGCAGCAGCTGGTGTAATTAGTGCTGATGATTTAGCGTATGAATTATTAATGATTTCTGGCAGTGTTCAACAACAAGAGTTAGATGCCCATTTTGAAGATGGTCAAATGATTGATTGGAAGGTTGAATTGCCTGATGATGCAAAAACAACTTATACCTATCAAGGCACAATTACTGAACTCTCTCCAGTCCGTGTAGCAAAGAAGAAGAACCGTTTTAAATTAACAATTGCGGTTAATGGGAAAGTAACCAAAACCACCACACCTTAATGACTATATATCGCCCGCTTTGCGGGCTTTATTCTTTATTGGACGATAGAAAATGACTGATAAAATTTTAACTGGCGTAGCAGCAGCATTTTTAGCTTTGGCTGAAAATAAAGATTTTGTAAAAGATACCGTTGATGGTTTAGGTTCAATTGGCATTAAAAAAATGTCATTGGCAGACCGAGATGCATGGATCTCTGCTGAGAAAGATTCAACTTCAATTCTGATTCAATCCACTGTCTGTGATCCTGAAACAGGTGAGCTTACATTAAAAGGCTTATCAGCAGATCAAATCAAAGGCATACCAGCACCTATTGCAGATCAATTGGTCAAGAAGATTTATGCACATAATGGCATTAAAACACTTGCGGAAATTCAAGCGGAAAAAGAAGCAGGGACCGAACCTGAACCGTTAAAAAACTAAAAAGCCAACCCGACCTAAAATTTCGTTTTCAGCTTGCTTTACGTTTAGGTCGAACGGTTGGCGAATTAGAAAAAACGATGACTTTCGAAGAGTACCTGTATTGGCAAGCATTTGATCATCTTGAGCCGATTGGAATGATTCGAGAAAATGCATTTCAAGCAAATATTGCCAAAACTATATTTGATGTTAACTGTGCAGATCATGAGTTTGGTTTCAATAAATTTATGATGTGGCAGCATGATTCTGAACGAAGCACAAATGAAGTTATGGATGATATTAAGTCTAGAATGGATGCTTTGTGTTAGTTTGCAATATTATTTTAAACAAGTATATATTCTAGTCTCTTATAATTAAGGGATTAGAATCGATATGTTTATATCTAATAAATTTAGAATAATATTATTTGGACTTTTGGCTTCTTTGAGTGGTTGCAATGCAAAAGAAAGTTCTGAAAAAAATAGTGTAAATAATGAATTACCAAAGAAAATTAGTGAATATGCATATAATAATTATACAGAAGATCAATTTCCTAAAATGTACAAAAAATGGGGTGTAGAATGGATGAGTAAGTTTTCAGATTTAGAACATAAAGCTGCAAATAAAATTGCAAATGAGAATAATACATGCGATTCAATTGAAGTTGTTGCTTTATCTGAAAACAGAAGCACACCAAAAAAAGAGGCAGTTTTTTTTGTAGATTGTTTGAATGGTGAGCGATTTTATGTATCTCAAAATGATTTAGATAAAAGTACGATAATAGAATCACAGAGTAAAAAAGCTGTTAGTCAGGATATGGCATTTGACTCTTGTCAGAAAATGATAAAAAACAATGCTAAATATCCTTCTAGTGTTAATTTTAAGTTATTAGATTCAACTGGTTTTACAGCCAAGACCACTGGAAATGTTGTTGTATTAATTGGGTTCGAAGCAAAGAATGCACTTGGTGCAATATTACCTGCAAAAGCAAGATGTATTTTTACTCCAGAAGGGGAGTCAGAAATAACTTATATAGAGTAGTAACTCAATTAACCCTGATAACAGGGTTTTTTTATGCCTAAAGGAAAATATTTATGTCTGAAGATCTATTAAAACGGGTAGAAATTTTGCTTGAGGCAAATACTGCTAGATTTGAAACTGGTATGGCAAAAGCTGGTAGAACCGTGCAAGATTCTGCAAAGACCATGACTAAGGGATATGACAATGTTAAAAATGAAGTTAAACGTACTCAAGCTCAAGTTGATGATTTTTCGAGAACCTTAGAACGTCAAGATCGTCAGATTTCTGCTATGGCTAAGAGTTATGGTTTTTTAGCATCTTCAGTAAAATCTGTTATGGCAGGAATTTCTGTTAGTGAAGTAATTGGTAAATCTGATGAATTTATTTCATTAAACAATCGTTTAAAACTTGTCACGAATTCACAAATTGAACTCAATAGAGCTTCTGAAGCTACATTTGAAATTGCTCAAAAAACTGGTGCAGCTTGGGATGGTGTTGCAGATATTTATTCTAAGTTTTCAACAAACTCAAAAACTCTTCATATTGATCAAAAAGAAACTGCGCGTCTAACTGAAATTGTGACTAAGGCAACAGCTATTAGTGGTTCAAGCGCTTCAGGTGCTCAAGATGCTTTGACTCAGTTTGGGCAAGCTTTAGCAAGTGGAAAACTACAGGCTGAAGAATTCAATTCGATGCAGGACAATGCATCTGGTGTATTGGATGCTATGGCACGGGGTTTAGGGAAGACACGAGGTGAGCTTCGTCAAATGATGCTTCAAGGGGAGCTAACTGGTGATGTTATCGTTAAATCATTGTTAAAAGCCGGTTCAAGTGTAGACACGCTTTATGACAAGACGGATAAGACTGTAGGACAGGCATTTACAAGATTAAATAATGAATTGGTAAAATTTGTTGGTGAAGCATCAAAAAGCTCTGGAGCTTCAGTTGTTTTGGCTGATGGAATCAATACGCTTGCAGGGAACTTAGATAAAGCCACAAATGTTTTAATGATAGGTGCTGCATTTTATGCAGGTACATATATTCCTGCAATTTATAATACTGTAGTCGCTGGTTATGCTAAAACAAAGCAACTTATTGAGCAAACGGCTGTTCAAATCACGGCTACTAATATGGAAAAAGCTGCTGCATTGGCTGACATAGCAAAGGCACAAAGCACTTTAACTCTACTTGCAGCTGAAAAAGCTTTAGAAGTTGAGCGTTTAAAAGCTCAAATATCAGCTACTGGGCGTATGGCATCTGTAACACGTATGGCAGAGTTAAAGAAAATTGAAGCTGTCGTAACAAACGAATTAACTGTTGCACAATCTCGTTTGAATGCTGTTCAAACTAGTTCTTTAAATATTGGGCGTGGCTTAGTTGGTATTCTTGGTGGACCAATAGGATTGGGGCTAACTGTGGCAGGTGTGGCAGCATCCTATTTATTATTAAAAGATAGTGCTTCAAGTTCTAGCGCTTCTTTAAGTATCCAAGGTCAGACTGTAGATGAATTACGGGATAAATATGAAAAATTAAGTATTGCCCAGCAAAAAACAACTCTGCATGAGTTAAAAAAAGAGGTTGATGATTTAAGAGTTTCATTTGTTGTGGCTGGTTCGGATTTGAGTGCATTTGTAGAGGCTATTCCGATTTCTGACGAAAAAATAGCAACTGTGCGTAAACTCTATAATGCTTATGCTCAAGGAAAGATAACTTCGAATGAGTTCAATACTTCAATTGAAAAACTTAACTTTTTGACTGATGATCAAAAGTTAAAAATTAACCAACTCTCAGCAGGTTATGATCAGAGTAAGGTAGCATATAACAATGCTAAAAATGCGCGAGATGCATTGATTAACTCTACACCTTCCGTAGTTCAGGCTCATAAGGCTGAGACTGAAGAGCTTCGAAAAAAACGTCTGGAAATGGAGAAAACTATTGAATTGCAGAAAATTCAAGAAATACAAAGCAATGCCACAAAAGAAAATCTGAAAAATCAGTATTTTCTGAATACAGTGAAAGCAAGCGGAAGTAATCAGAATGCTTTAGATTATGCAACTTTCATGACTAAATTTCGTGAAGATAATAAAATTCCGTTTACACAGATTTTATCTTCAGATCAGAAAAAAATTGCTGATCAACAATTTGCATTGCAGCAAAAAGTTAAGGAAGTTCAGGAAAGTATTACGGCATCTGTCAAAACCCAGACAAAAGAAATGGAGAAACAGGCTAAAGCAGCAGCCAAAATCAAGGATTATCAAGTTGAATCTTTGGTAAAAGGTTATGCGGAAAAGTATAACTTTTCAGCTTTAGAAAGATCAATCAATGCACCAGACGGTTTGCTTTCAGCAATCATGTCAAAGGAGTCAAATGGTCGGACTTATAGAAAAGATGGTAGTTTACTTACATCGCCTGTAGGCGCTCAAGGTTCATTTCAATTTATGCCTGGTACAGCTCGTCAATATCGTGTTGATGTGAAAAGTGTACAATCAAGCGCTCAAGGTGCAACTCGTTACTTAGGCGAACTATATAAGCAGTTTGGAAGTTGGGATAAGGCTATTGCTGCATACAATGCAGGACCAGGGAATGTTGAAAAATATGGTGGTATTCCACCATTTAAAGAAACTCAAGATTATGTCCGAATTGTAAAAGGTAAAATGGCTTCATTGAGCGGTTTTTCTCCATCTTTGGATGGGGAAAGATCAGATCCTATTCGTGAGTTTGAGCAACTTGAAAAAGATCGCGAACAACTTCGAAAGGATTATCAAAATAGAGATGCTGTTTTAGTTACTGAGCATCAACAACGAATTGCTGATTTGACACTTAAATTTGCAGGTAGTGAACAGCAAGCTTTAATCAAAGCGGAAAATGAACGATTTACAAATTCACAGGCATTAAATAAGGCAGAGCTTGAATATGATTTAAATGCTTACAAGATGTCTGAAAGTGAGAAGCTTGAAGCACAAAAGAATATTCAAATTTTGCAAATTAAGGCATCGACTGAATTTTCTGATCAAGAAAAACAGTTACGTGAAAAGTCGATCAGAGCACAGTATGACAAAGAGCTAAATGAGTATAGGCAGTTACAATGGCAGAAACTTGCCGAGTACAACAAATCCTTAGCTGATATTGATGCTACAAGCAGAGATATGATTGCGCAGTCAACAATGACACCGCAGGAATATAAGCAGTTTAGTTTTAAGTCTGGTGTAGACCGAAGTATTGACACTTCATATTATGATCAATCGCAACTGATCTCAAAAATTGGTAATGATGACGCTTTAACGGATGATCAGAAAAAACAGAAAATTCTTGATGCTGAAAAGACATTTCAAGATCAACGTTATGCGATTATTGCTAAGGCGACCAAAGATGAAGCTGATTTAAGAAATGAACTCTATACAGATCAGTTAAATATGTATGGTTCATTACTATCTCAGGCTGGAACTGTTTGGGGTTCTATGACGGATATGGTCAAAGAATCTGCTGGAGAGTCAAGCGCTGCTTATAAGACAATGTTTTTGGTGCAGCAAATGATTGCAATGGGTCAAGCAATCATCAATACAGAGGTTGGTGCAACAGCAGCGCTTAAAGCTGATCCTACTGGTTTTATGTCTATGCTTACGCGTGGTTTAGGTTATGCATCTGTTGGTGTAATTGCTGCTCAGACTGTAGATGGTATTTTTCACGGTGGTGAAAGTTATGTTCCGAAAGAGGCTAGTTATTATTTAGACAAAGGTGAGAGAGTTTTATCACCCCGTCAAAATAAGGATTTAACAACTTATCTGGCAAATCGTGAAAATACTGTTTCAGGAATACAGGTGACTATAAAAAATTATGGTAGCGATAAAGTTGAAACATCAAAAGACTCGAATGGAAATTTGATGGTGACCATTGGTAAGATGATAGACAATGCTGTAGATAAAGGGATTATACGTAATCTTAAACAAGGTTATCCATTAAGCAACGCTATTAAGGGTAAATAGATTGTCTTGTAAATTATTTGAAGTTGTTAGAAAAAAATGCCGCCGAAAGGCGGTTTTTTTATTGGAGATAAAGATTGAGCAATCGAATATTTGGTTGGGAAACCAGCTTAGATGGTAATTCAGGAAATACCACTTTTAAAGTTTCAACAAGTAAGTTTGGCGATGGGTATGAGCAGAATGTTTCAGTTGGGATAAACAATAAATCAGGATCTTGGCCATTTAATCGAAAGGCTCCTGAGTCAGTGATTATTGAAATAAAAAAATTTCTTGATGATCACAAAGGTGCTGATTCATTTCTCTGGAATTCACCACAAGATGGTCAAGTTCGTGTGAAGGCTGGAGATTATCAAATAATTGATCTTGGCTCTAATTTGTGGCAAATCTCAACAACATTCACACAAGTTTTTTATCCTTAAATTTTTTAACTTCACGCCTCACTCGTTGGGGCTTTTTATTTGAAGGAATATTAAAAATGTCAAAGCAATTTACACGAATTGAAGCAAGTTTTACTACAGCACTCATGGCTAAAATTGATGCTTCTGCTTATGAGTTTGGATCAAAAATAGATTATCTATCGATTGATTATAACAAGGCGACAGATGATGTATTAATCGGCTTAAAAAAGGATAAAGAGCCTGATTTAAGCCGTATCTCATTAAAAGAAGCACAATTTATCAGTTGGCTGATTCCTTATATTGTTTCTATCCAAAACCGTTCAGGGGTTTCAATTCAATCAATTAAAGCTATTTATGATGATGAGGGGTTAAGCCTCGATATTGCGGTGAATGACGATGTTAAACAGTGATTTTCAGAAGCTTTATGTAGACGGTTTAATTACTTTATTTGAATTAGACGCCAGCGCTTTAGGTGCTGGCATCTTGCGTTTCCACGGACATATTTCATTCCAAGATTGGGAAAAGATTTATAGCTCGATTGGTTCTGATGGTCCGATGGTTACTGATACTGGTGATAAAAAAGTTTGGCATCGTAACATCATCTTTGATGGTCAGACATTTGAACCCATGGCATTACAAGTCAGTGGTTTAGAAATGCGAAGTGATGGTAAGGCTTCCGCACCTACTTTAAGTATGGCTAATAATATTAATGGCATACAGGGAGCAGTCACTGCATATTGTTTACAGTTTGGAGATTTTGCCGGGGCAAAGCTTAAAGTCATCACCACGTTGGCTAAATATCTGGATGCTGAAAATTTTAGCACTGGCAATACCACTGCCAATTCAAGCGAGAAACGTGAGCAGATTTGGTTTATAGAACAAAAGACTTCTGAAAATGCTCAGCAGGTAACCTTTGAGCTTTCCAATCCAGTGGATTTTGAAGGGTTAAAGATTCCTACACTTCAAATCTCAAATTACTGTAACTGGGAATATCGAAGTGAAGAATGTGGTTATATCGGTGCAGCAATGTTTACCGAAAAAGACGAACCAACAGACAATCCTGCTTTAGATCGATGCAACTATCGAACATCAGGTTGCCGATGTCGAGAGAATGAACTTCATTTTGGTGGGTTCCCTGCATCTTCAATGGTGTAGTTATGATGAAATATTGTTTATGTGGTGGCACATACATGCAGACAGGGATTGTATTAACTTCACTCCCCCTGCAAATCCAATGTAAATGCGATAAATGTGGAAAGGTAAATAGTTTTTATGAAACTCAAAAAGAAAATTAAAGCTGATATTTTATCCCATGCTGAACAATGTTACCCCGCAGAATCTTGCGGGGTTATTGTTTCTGGTCGTTATATCGCGTGTCGCAATGTTGCTGAACACGGTCAATTTCAAATCCACCATGAAGATTTGGCGAATGCTGAAGACCAAGGGGAAATTCAAGCCTATGTCCACTCACATCCAAATGCGACAGCACGTGCATCTGATTTAGACTTATTACAAATTGAACTTCATGAAAAGCCATGGGTGATTTGTGCATATCCTGAAGTTGAGTTTCAAGTCTTTGAACCCTGTGGTTATAAAGCACCACTCATTGGTCGTGACTATCATCATGGGTATCAAGACTGCTATTCAATTGTTCGTGATTTTTATCGTCGTGAGTTAAATATCAAACTCATTGATTTTGAGCGTTTAGATAATTGGTGGAGCGATAAAGATCATAAATCGCTTTATCTAGAAAACCTAGATGCAGCGGGATTTTATGAAGTCAGCCAACCGCAGTATGGCGATATGTTAGTGTGCAATGTTGGACGTACTGAGCACCCGAACCACGCAGTGATCTGGTTGGGTGATCATTGGCAACTCAAATCAGAAGAAAGTACGAGTTGTTTCGGTGGACCATTAATCCTGCATCATCCTTACGGTCGAAAGTCAGTGCGTGAAATCTTTGGGCAACAATGGCAAGAACGTGTTGTCAAAATAGTGAGGCACAAAGATGCTTAAAACGATCAAACTCTATGGCGTATTGGGAAAGAAATTTGGTAAGGAATTTAAGCTTGCTGTTGAAAGTACCCGTGAAGCAGTCAAATCTTTATCTATTCAAGTACCGGGCTTTGAACAATTCATGCTGAATGCACATGAACAAGGTTTGGCATTTGCCATTTTTCAAGATGATGAAAACATCAGTGAAGATCAGATTGATTTTGATACTGGTGCCAATGTAATCAAGATTGTGCCGAAAGTCTTGGGTGCCGGTGGAAATAGTGGTGTTTTAAATCTGGTTTTAGGTGCTGTTTTAATTGTTTCAGCATTTTTAACTGGAGGAGCATCAATGACCGCATGGGGGGCACTATCTACAGGATTGTTCGGGGCTGGCATTGGAATGTTTGTAGGTGGTGTTGCCTCAATGCTCACCCCTAAAGCAAATGCACAAGACCAGAATCAAGATGGAAATAAGTCAAACTTTGGATTTGGTGGGGCTGTCACTACAATCGCACAAGGTAATCCAGTTCCTATTCTGTATGGTCAGCGCGAAGTCGGTGGATTCATTGTAAATGCGGGTCAGTTTGCAGTCGATACCTTTAGTTCTGCTGATGCTGGTTATACAGGTGGTGGCAGCAGTGGTGGTAAGAAATAATTTTAAGAAGAATATAAGCGCGTAAAGCGCTTTTTTATTGCGTGGTGAAAAGTATGCTTGAGACAATTAAAGGTGCAAAAGGTGGTAGTCAAAGCCAAAGACAACCTAAGGTTGCTAACGATACAACGGCATCTAAAACTTATGCACGTTTACAATATGGCATGAGCGTAGGGGAAGTTGAAGGTTTAGCCAATGGCTACAAGTCTATCTATTTAGATGACACACCCGTTGAAAACGACAGTGGTGCAAGAAACTTTCAAGATGTCACTCTTGATTTTCGATCAGGGACCAATGACCAAACTTATATGGAAGGCTTTGAAAGCATTGCATCTGAAACTGCGGTAGGTGTTGAACTTAAAAGCAATACACCATGGGTGAAAGGTGTGACTAATCTTACACTTGATGCTGTGATTGTACGTGTTAGATTTGGTGCTTTAAAACAACAAGATCCTAAAAATGGTGATGTCTCGGGTATTGTGATTGATTACACCATTGAAGTACAAACCGATGGCGGATCGTGGGAGTTAATGCTTGATACTCAAATGTCAGGAAAAACATCAGCAAATTATGAACGTACCCATCGAATTGGACTTCCTGCGGCCAACAACAATTGGCTGATTCGAGTCACACGTAAAACACCGAATTCAAGCTCAGAATATGTCAGTGATAAGATGTATATTCAAGCCATTACTGAGGTTGTCGATCTTAAGCTTGCTTACCCAAATACTGCCTTGATTGGTGTGCAATATGATGCTGAAACATTTTCGAATATTGCCAAAATTGCTGTTGATCTAAAGGGTGTAAAGATCAAGGTACCAAGCAACTATGATCCTGTAAGCCGAACTTACATCGGAATTTGGGATGGTTTATTTAAGCGTGCATACAGCAATAATCCTGCTTGGATTTACTATGATTTATGTACCAATAAGCGATATGCACTGGGTAACCGTTTAACCGAGCAAATGATTGATAAATGGTCATTGTATCGCTTGGCTCAATATTGTGATCAGTTGGTACCAGATGGCAAAGGTGGGCAAGAGCCTCGTTTCACTTGTAATGTATACATTCAAAGTGCTGAATCTGCTTTCGATATTTTAAGCAAACTTGCAGGTTTATTTCGTGCAATCAGTTATTGGGATGGTAACTCAATCGTATGTGAAGCTGATTTACCACAAGATACGATGTTCACCTATACATCCGCCAATATTATTGATGGTGCTATGGGGATTAATTACACAGGTACACGTGCTCGTGATCGACATAATGCAGTCAAAGTTGCTTGGGATAATCCGCAAAATCGCTATAAGACGGAATATGTGTTTGTTCGTGATGAAGCCGCGATTGCACGTGATCGAGGTGTAAAACTACTTGAGCTTGAAGCATGGGGCTGTACATCAGAAGGTCAAGCACAACGTACAGGTCAGTGGGCTTTAAAAACTGAACAACTCGAAACTCGAACTGTCACCTTTAAAGTGGGGTTGGATGGCTATATTCCATTACCTGGTAAAGTTATTGAACTTGCTGATGAGTTGTTGGCTGGTCGTGCAAATGGTGGGCGTATTTCGTCAGTCAGTGCTGATTTAAAGCAAATTACCTTAGATCGTGATGATGTTGTATGCCGAGTTGGTGACCGTTTAGTGGTAAATGGTGAAGATGGCAAGGCGCAGGCAAGAGTTGTATCGAGTATTACTGGTCGGGTCGTTACTGTTGTGGCTGCATTCGATTCTGTTGCAGCGCAGAACGTGTGGGTGATTGATGCGCAAGATCTAGCGACGATGAAATTTCGTGTCGTATCAATTTCTCAGGATGAACAGTACCAATTTACCATTACTGCAATTCAGCACAATGAGTCTAAGTTTGATGCAATTGATCATGGTGCGTATATAGATGATCGCCCAATTTCAATTATTAACCCTACAACTCAAGATCCTGTTGAATCGGTCTTGATTTCCAGTGAGCAAATGGTTCAACAAGGAATGTCTGTTGAAACCATGGTCATCAGTTGGCCACAAGCCAAAGGTGCAACCAAGTATCAAGTTGAATGGCGTAAAGATAATGGTACCTGGCTAAAACTACCTTTAACTGGAAATAACTCGGCAGAGATAGCCGGTATCTACGCCGGTAAATATGAAGCGCGAGTTATTGCGATGAGTGCTTTTGATATTTCATCTTTACCAACCTATTCAATTTTAACTGAATTAACAGGAAAGCAAGGCAAACCACCAAAAGTGGCGTTTATCCAGGCAACTGGCATTTTATTTGGTATGAAACTGGATTGGAGTTATCCAGAAAATGCTTTGGATACAGCTTATGTAGAGATCCAAGTCTCACCAGACAGTAAATCCAACATTGCGACTTTAGGTTCTTTTGCATATCCAACCACAACCACAGTCATCCAAGGACTACAGCCAAATCTGACTCAATTCTATCGAGCACGTTTGATTGATCGAATTGGGAATATCGGAGACTGGTCCGACTGGATAAGCGGTACAACTAGGTCTGATGCCAAAGATGTACTTGAATTACTGGATGGTCAGATTACCGATAGTCAGCTAAATCAAGATTTGATCAGTCGTATTGAAATCGGTTCTGAAGCAAGAGATCTAGTTGTAGAAGTTAATAAAATTGCAACTGCTGCTCATTCACAAGCACAGATATTAACAAATGCGCTTGCAACTGAAACAGCAGAACGTAGAGATGAGATCAAAGCACTTAACGAAGGTTTAACTCAGGAAGTCACACGCAGTAAAGATGCTGATAGGTCACAGACTGAAACATTGGACAACTACAAAGCATCAATAGATGGAACGTTGTCAAATGTTCAAACTCGTGTAAACACGATTGCTACAGCGACAGAAGCAAACACTTCTAAGTTGATCTCTTTAGACTCGGTGATTGAAGGTAAAGCGGATGCAGCGGTCGTACAGAATCTAAAAAATGATGTATTGGTTATTGGTGATCAGGTTAATTCTCAAAGCAGTATAATTTCTGGTTTGCAAAATAGTCTTGAGGGTAAGGCTGATGCTTCTGCATTAACAGCACTTGACTCGAAAGTTGCAACTCTTGATGGCAATGTTGTTTCACAAGGTCAGGCGATTACAGCTCTTGAGAACTCGATTGCTGGCAAGGCTGATTCCTCTGCATTGAACTCGCTTAAGTCAACTGTGGAGGAACAGGGCAATACGATTACTTCACAAGGTCAAGCAATCACTTCTGTTACTGCTAAAGCTGGTCAAACAGCTGATCAAGTGGGTATGACGAAGACTTATAGACTAACAACGATCAGAAATGGTTATGATTCTACTGGTGCTTATGGTCTGTTTAATGCCAAGAATGAAAAGTTAGGTATCCTTGGTCGAGGAATTAATATCTATGTATTCAATGGTTATGGCGACCATGTGAATACGAAGAACTTCGACACTTATGGTGCAGACCAAGAGGGTAAGACAGAGCAAGTGTATATTGATATGAGAGAATTCTTAAATTCTTTATCACATGGCACATTTGTCGCTATAGTTGGTGCCGATAATATTGGATACTTTTACAATAGTGGCTATCCAACAGCTAAACAAGTCGTAAGCATACTTAATTCTGATTGGGGACTGGCTGATGACTATTTGAGGAATTGGTACGGCAACAACATCCCAATCACAATGACCATGAAAGGTGCGCCACAATACTCATCTGTCAATGCTATGTTTACATCATTGGTATTCAATGATATCTGGTCTAAGGTATTTACATTCATTAATGGTGTTCCATCTGAATATGGAGGTTCTTACGACCAACGATTAATTAATGCAAATGCAACTGCTGTGACTAATTTGGATGCTACAGTCACAAGACATGACAATGAGATCAAAGCGAATGCTTCTGCTGTTACAGGACTTCAAAGTGCAATCGAGGGCAAGGCTGATGCCAATGCTCTTAATTCATTGAAGACCACTGTTGAGCAACAAGGCAATACAATTTCTTCTCAAGGGCAGGCTTTGACACAAGTAGAGGCTAAAGCAGAATTGGCATTAAATGGGAGAAAATTCCCATTAGATCTTTCAAACCTTGATCCTAACTTGTATTACCCGATCTTAATTCCTTTGATGGGTAATGGTATTGGGGAGTTGGCATTCGAGATGCCACTTGGAAAATTCGCTGCTCCTTGGTCAAGTCATGGCGGTGGTACTTTTGCACTTTCATTACATTGGAAAGCAAGAGCATCAGGTTGGGGTGCACAAGATATTGAAAGACAAGTTGTAAATTTCAGTTATCTCTGGACACAGAGCAACCAATCACCAGCAATGTGGTTAGGGCAACTGACTCACTCGAGTCAGGAATATGTGCTATTACGTGGTGGTGCTTGGTATGAATTAACTTGTAATCAATATACGGGTACACCAAAGATTGTGATTCAAGGTCGATGGGAGGGAGATGAGTACATTGAGCCTCAAGGTTATGATGCCAGTAAGGTTCCAGTTTCTATCAACAACAAGTTGAATGCGACAGCTACGGCAACCAATAATCTGGAAGCCACAGTGACTCAAATCAATGGAAAGGTTGAGGCAAACTCTCAGGCTATCACACAGGTGGGTACAACTGTTGGCAACGCATCAATTAATGTACTCACAGATTCCAAGATTACTGCTGATAAACCTGTAGGACAAAACCCATACCCCTTTTGGAGCAGGGCAATGTCCAAATCTCTTGTATATGGTAAAACCTACACATTAGTGTTTGAGGCTGAGTTTACAACAGGTGGAGGTGGTAGTTCATTTTCAGCTTATGTACATGGCAATCAAAATATTTGGAATACCAATTCTTCTTTTGGTAGACAGGTCATTGTAGTTAAGTTTGTCCAGACATCGTTTGATACAGGTACCAGTGGTGCAATTAACTTCTACATCACAGGTTGGCAACCTGACCAAAATAATTCCTTTGCAAAGGTTTATTGGGCTTGTTTGTATGAAGATGATGTCTCAAAACCTCCTCTACAATGGCAACCAAATAGTTTTGAGAACACTGCATTAGTTCAACAATCATTGCAATCAGTTAACGGTATCAAAGCCCAGTACACACTGAAAACAGATGTGGATGGTTATGTGGCTGGCATTGGATTGATAAACGAGGGTTCTGGAAAGAGTCAATTTATTATTCGCGCTGACCAGTTTGCTATAGCAGCACCAGCATCGATAGGTAATGAAGCAAAGTATGCTTTTAATTACCAAGCAGGACCAGTGACATTACCGAATGGGACCGTGGTTCCAGCTGGACTTTATCTTGATAACGCTAACATTGGTTATATTTCTGCGAGTAAGATTTATGCAGATAGTTTGAGTGCGATCAGTGCCAATCTAGGCACAATCAAAGTCAAAGAAGCAAATATCGATGACTTGGCTGTAAGTACACTTAAGATCAAAGATAATGCAGTAACAGTGCCAGTGGGGATTAAACTTGTTTCACCAATCCAAAGAAGTTCTCAACGAAGTGCGACGGTATTTACTGGAGGCGATGCAGTAATCCTGGATACATCAAACTATTTTGGAGACATTATATCTTTGTCTCTGAACAGAAGTGGAGGGAAATGCCAAATCAGTGGCTATGTGTATATTGACAACGTGTGTGCATCAGCTTGGAGATCAAATGGATCTACCGTGAGCAATGCCCCAAAAACTATGTATTGTGGTGTTGTTTTATACAGGAATGGCTCACCAATTTTTATTGGAAGAGTTGCGGCTTCAAGTGAAATTACTAACGATGTTGCGATATTTAATGGCGCTGTTCAATTACCTACAATTATCGATGATGCATATACTGGAAATGCTCAGTATTCAATAAGGGTGGGATGGTCAACCACAATAGCAGATGCTGGACTCATGATTCGACCTTGGAATACAGGTAATGCATCTGTCTTAACAGCAACATTATCAGTCCTGGAGCTAAAAAAATGACAGCAATTATCTCAAGAAGAGGCGAATTGCTACAATTGATTTATGCGAATGAAGAAACAATTGCATTAAATAAGCCACTTGGTTGTTTGGCTGTTTCTGATCCTCCACAATCGAATATGTATTATCGTGGATGGTGGGCATTTATCCCCGATCAGCCATCAATTTATCATGTATTCGATTATGATTTAAAACAGTGGATTGATCCTCGTTCATTAGATCTAATTAAGGATCAGAAATGGTCTGAGATCAAAGAAGAAAGAGAAACCGCCGAATATGGCGGTTTCTCATTTTTAGGGCATATTTTTGATTCTGATATTATTTCGCAGTCACGAATTATCACTGCAAGTGATCTTGGCGTAGAGGTGGAGTGGACTTTAAAAGATAATTCAATTGTTTTACTCAATGCAGAACAATTGAAAGGATTAAGACTTGCCCTTGCTCAGCATATTTTAAACTGTCATGAAAGAAGTCGAATAGCTCGACAACTTATTTATGAGTCAGAAAATATTGAGCAAATAAATTCAATTCAGTTTTAGCACCTTCGGGTGCTTTTTTATTGCCAAATATCGGGGGTATCAATGGCAGATAATCAACAAATTGTAGAAGCTTCAACAGGTGTTGTTGCTGGAAAAGTTATTACATATAGCGGCAGTGCAGGCGGTGCTTTGGCTTGGTTCGCTTCATTGGATATAGCATTTTGGTTCAGTATTTTGATTGCGATTGCAGGCTTAATCATGAACTGGTATTACGCGCGTAAGAAAGACAAACGTGATGAACTTGAACATAAAGCATATTTGGAAAGCTTAAAGGATAAATGCAATGTCAAACAAGATTAAATATATAGCAATTGGTTTAGCAGCTTCGGCTGCTTTTTTTACGTCATTGATTAAGTATGAGGGCTATGAGCCAAAGCCTTATTTAGATAGTGCAAAAGTAGCAACAATCGGTATAGGTTCAACTCAGTACGAAAACGGCACAAAAGTCAAAATGACAGACAAACCGATTACCAAAGAACGAGCTGTGCAAATTGCCAAAGCTCATATCGCTAAAGATGAAGTAGCTTTTCGTAAATCATTGCAGGGTGTGAAGCTTACTCAGACAGAATACGATGTATATCTCGACTTTGTTTATAACTACGGTCAAGCAAATTGGAACGGCTCATCGATGCTCAGAAATCTTAAAGCAGGGCAATACAAACAAGCTTGTGCTTCATTACTGAAATACAAATACGTTTCAAAGCGTGATTGCTCAATACGTTCAAATGGTTGTTATGGCGTTTGGACTAGACAACAGGATCGCTATAACAAGTGCATGGGGGTGCAGTAATGCAAGCATTCTTAGCAAAATTCTATGAAACCGTCATTATCGCATTGGCGGTTTTTTTATTGTTGGCCATATCGGCTATAGGTGTTCAGTCGTGGCGTGTAAATCACTTTAAGAGCGAATTCGCATTATTGAATACAAAGTACAAAACAGAGGTTGCTGAAGCTAAAGCACTGGCTGAACAAGCCAAAGCCTCGGCAGCAATCAAAGAAAAACAATGGTCTGAACAACAGTTAAAAGTGGAGCAAAACTATAATGCCAAAATTAAACAAATTAAGTCTGATGCTGATCTTGCTCAGTCCAATACTGACAGCTTGTCAAAGCAACTCAAAATTGCAAGCAGTCGCTTGTCCAGTGCTTCCAAAGAAACCATCATTGAGTACGTCGATACCAACAGTGACATACTCAAAAACTGCATCGCTGAATATAGCGCAGTGGCAGAAAAAGCTGATGGACACGCAGCTGATGCAGAAAGATTGAGTGATGGATGGCCCTCGGAATGA